ATACTAACTTGTCCTGATGTTACATCTTTCCTTCTAGATAGCGTGGCTATTGAGGAGGTTCTTTGGTCATCTAACATTTGATATTGCACATGGTCTTTAGCTAGAAAGGCATCTGTAGCGGAGTCATACCCCTCTATAATCAAAGCTTTCTTACGTTGGCCCGTGAGACCCACAAACTTCTGTAGATTGTATGGTTTGTCATGTATCTCTTTTGCAGACGGGGGGGTTAGAGCTTCGTTAGCATGGCTCGTTCCTAAATCTTGTCCCGCTTCGTTAACAACCCACGGAGGTTTAGGGTGAATAACATTACTATTTTCATCTAACTCAATTTCTGCTGTAGGGATATATCGGTTTTGTTCTGGTTCCACCTCGCTAGGGAATCCTTGTTCATCTAATAACAAGTGGTGAAGTTGCTCTCGTTTTCGGTACGCTTCGTCCGTTACTCCGAGTACCATTGTATCACCTTTCCCCGGCGTGTTGGTGAAAGGATTATCGTCTTTAACAAGGTTTACTAAAGAGGCTAGGAAATCTACATTCCCATCCTCTTTTACCAGTACTGTAGTTGGGTTATGTGTATGTTCACTTTTCACTAAGCAACTCCCATCTATACAAGAACTGGTGGGTTTAGCACCGTTCGCTTTTAATATGTCAAAGCTCGCCTCTTGGTTCACACCTTTTTCACAGACAGTAACTTCAGCTAGTTCCATGTCATCTACTTGCATATATGATTCCATACCCTTTTGGATATTCTGGGTCTTAGTGGCACTCCCTGCGATACTGTATGACTTAAGCTTACCTTCTTTTATTTGTTCCATCACCCGCTTGGCTATACGGGTATCATCTCGTAGCTCTGTAATAAAGAATAAACCCTTTGGGTCAACACCTGACTTATATATATTTCCTGACTTAGTGATGTACGCCGGTAACGCCCAACCTACTTGTACATCAGAGTGTAACACCATGGCGTTCCTAGTGCGAAAGTTTTTCATATATGACTCAAAAGCTTTCTCTAAAGCCTTGGTTGTAATCAAATGACCTTCTCTATCAACTAATTCTACCGAAGCGGGGCCTCCAACAACCATGGGTTCAAAGTCATCATCAAACATACCTTCTTTTTTAGCAGCTTTAGAGAACGCCCCGTCATTAGGAAAGGCACGAACTAGGGTTATTAACTCAGCGGGAGAGCTTATGCCAGCTTTGAATAATCGTTTGTATTCATCTAGGGCTTTCGTTATATCTTTAGTTTCTAAAGGACGCTTAGAAGCTTTCTCCAACGATATAATCTCCGCATCCTCAGATACGAATTGGTACATATTATTATTTACATCCAGCGCCATCGTCATAATTACCCCTATCTATTGTTCCAACTTATCCCTGCAAGTGCGCCAACAATTACAACTAGATGTACAATCAAAAACCCAACTGCAATTAGTCCTGTTTTCACACCGTACATTTTACTTCTCCATTCCTGTATATCTATTACATCCGTTTGAATAGAGTTATAACTAGATACTAAGGACGCATTAAGAGCCGCTTGTGTTTCGATATAACGATCCAATCGTTCTGCGTAAACTGCTAATTTTAGATCAGTAGACTCAGAGGGGGGCATATTTTATTATCCTTGGTGTATTCCCCAAATTACCCCATGAATTGCAGGAGTATTCTGGGCAGCTAACACGGTAACTTTTGATCTAAAATCTATAGGCCAGTTGGTTTCAAATGTATCTCCACCTAATACTGGAATCCCAGTGGTAGCTGAAGCATCTACATCTAATCCAACATATACAATATCAGCAGCAGTACTAGACTCATTTCTTACTTTGATTCCACGTATTACTGATAATCCCGCCCTTCTCTTTGAGGGTGATAAGTCAGCAGTATCCTCCCATTCATAATTTAATCCTTGCGCTCCGTCAACATAAGCGGCATAATTACTGTCCCCGAACCTTTGTTCCACATGGATTTTATCGGTGTACCAGTTTATATTATGTTGAGTAGTTGATCGAACTATTACTCGATAGGAAGCACTTCCAGTTACAGGGAGCTTGTATTTAACCTGAAGTTGCTGAAAGGCTGTACTCAAACTAACAGAGTTACCTGTTATAAGGTCTGTCCCATCAGAGTCTTGAATAGCAATCTCTGCATCTCCACTAGCTGAAGCTCCCCTTACGGTAGCTTGTCCTGTCAGCCATACTTCACCATCATGAGCATTCCCAGACATTCCGGGGGTTGTCCAATAAAACCCTTCCCCCGCAGCAGAGTTAGCTGGATTGACTAAGAGAGAAGCAGCCCCAGTATCTGCTTGGGCAGTGTCTCTGGAGATAGCTGAACCATCGGCTGTAAATTCAGAAATAGTAGCATGTTCTATCCTAGGGTTTGCTACAAGGTTTACGGAAGGCATTCCTCTATCAACTGACAGGATGGTAGTGACTGCATCGTTCGCTACTGTCGCATCTCTGAAGGGGTAATATTTAGTAAATGCATGAACACTGGAACGTGTGCTAGGGTCTCGCTCCCACCCGTTCCAATCAATATTACGTGTAGTTGACATTAGACGCTATCCCCCTAATTAAGTTCCGTATCAATTATATCTTCTTCGTCGGTAACTGTAAAGCCATTATCTTTCAGTTCTATCCGGTCGATACTAAGTTCGTCCTTCTTAAGTGCATGTATCACGCTCATAAGGATATTATTTTTCTTTTCAAGTTCCTGTATCTTCATTACCTGCTGACCGATAACTTCATGTTCACTCATGGTTTCCCTCTTCTCTATAACTTTTGGTCTAGGAATTCCTTTTGGTGGTTCCACACCTTCAAACTTTACTCGTGTTTCATCCAATGTCAACCCTTGGATAATAGCTGTTTGTCGCATGAACAGATGTTCAGGCATATCATCTTCCCCATTCCACACCCAAGGTTCCATCTCGAATAGCCCAGTGTCATCATTAAAGAACCCCGGTATATCCTGAACTAAATCCTCGTTACCATCCAGCATTCTATCCTCTAAACAACACACCCTAACTCTGCGAGTCCTCGCAAGGTAAGGGTTAGTCCACTCTCCTATACGTTGAAACGTACAATCACAGAGGTCATCCCCATGAGTCCACATAAATTCTGGCATCGCTCTTGGATGTAGAGTTTGACTGGTTAGATTATGGGGAGCCTCCGTGAAAGCAAGTGTCATATTATCCTACGTTACTTAACGTTCCATCTGCAATAACTTTACGAAGCAGCGTACCGTTAGACTGGATAGCACTAGAAGTACCAATAGCACCAGCAAACGCAGTTCCCTGCTTGAATATAATTGCGGAAGTTGGTTCCGTTGTTGCAAAGGCGGTTTCTGCACCTAAGTAAAGGTTCTCAGCGGTAACGTGAGCGTCACCAGCGGTAACCGTAAGGTCTCCAGTTGTAAGGGTTACACCAGCAGAAAAGTTAGTGTCAGCAGAAGTAACTTCTAGAGAGTCACCATCCCACGCAATTGTAGCATCACTGTCCGTACCGAAGATGATTGTCTCATCGTCAGCGTAATAGTTCCAGTCATAACCCATCGCAGAGCGGGCAAGGATTCTTGCGTCGCCCGTTACGTCTGTCATCGCAAATGTAAGTTTAGCCATTATATTTTGTCCTCATTAGTGAAAGATAAACCGTTCACATCATCTTGAACACTTCGATTTGTACGCCACATGGTTTGTTTGATTGATTTCTTCAAAGCAATCGTTGCAGGAACATCCGGTAATGAAGCTTCCATTAGATTCATCACCTCCCCGATCATTCTTTTAGTCTGTATGTCCAGACTTTGCAACACACCATCGGTATATACACTTCTCATTGTTCACCATTACATTACTTTACATTCAATAAAAGAAGCTGGGGGTGGCTACTAAGAGCCACCCCCAACCATAATCTTACGTGTTAAGGTCGGTGACCTTAGCTTGTACGAAGAAGTTCTTGCAGCGAAGCTCACCCATAGTGTAGAGCAGACCACGAACCACTAGCGCATTAGCTGCGAAGTAGTCACGGTTTTCTACATACTGAGTAGGCTGTGCTACAGCAATTTCAAGGTAGTCAGTGTCAAGAACGTAAACGTTCGAGCCAAGAACCGCATCAGCCGTAGAAACTGACTTCGGTGTGTCAGCATCTGGCAGAATCGGAATACCCTGATAAGTTGCTAGGACTAGACCAGTTCGAGTGCCGGGGAACGTTCGTTCCGAACCAACACCAACCTGATACTCTTCCTGTCCCATATACCTCTGCTGAGAGTTCAAAAGACGCTCAAGCGTGAAGTACTGATCATGACCCAGAACGATAAGCTTTGGCTCACCACCGTTAGTACGGATGTTCTGAATACAGTTATCTATGAGGTTTAGGGATAAGTCTCGACCCGTGCCGTTGTTATCGCTAACTGTTGCAGCCGCATTCCAAGCACCGGATGTGCGGTCAGCATAGGTAAGGTCGTATGCTCGAACTCCACCATTAGCGGCGAAGTTAGCATTAGCGTCGTACACACCACCCATTGAACCACCGTCAACAGCGACGATATCATCAAGGGAGGTAAACCCAGCACGACTGTAAATTGCGATACCATCACCATCTGCAACAGCAGCGGAGGTAGTAGCGTGAGTGATAACACCAGTTGAAGTGTTGACAGCCGAAACTGCTACACCAGAAGTGTTAATCCAGTCGTTTGCTGAGGTATCCCAAACCGTAAGTGTATCACCAATCTTAATATGTTTGGCAACGGCGGCTGGGACGGTAGAGGTAGTAGTACTACCAGCGGAAGCCAAATACATAGAACCTGCTAGAAGTTCCTCATTTAGTTCCTTTACATGGTCAAGCTGTGCATTCTCGTTCTCCATCGCAAGAACGTCTCCGATACCACCTTCGAGTTGCGCCGTGAAGACTGACTTCACAGAAGCACCGAATGTAGTCGCAACGATTCGAGGCAAGCTCGATATCGTCTCAATATTGGATACGTCCACGGTTGGAAGCGAACCAGTTTCAGTTACCGGAAGAGATCGACTTGATCCACGGTCTGTCCTGATACGCCAACCGGCGGTGCTACCCCAGACAGTTCTGGGAATAGCGTTGAAAACACGAGTCTGGTTGTTCAAAGCTTGCCATACTTTCCTACCATAGGTTGTGTTGAATATGCCAGTGGCAGTATCAACCGTGAAGTATGTCTGCTTTTGCAGATACTCCGGGCCGAACACGGAGTTATACAAACCCCGTTGCGACTGAGCAAGATATTCACTTAATGAAGGATTAGCCATCTTTAAATCTCCTGTTTCTTATTCATAGTAATTAAAGAAGCTCCCTCGGAACTCCCGTAGTGTCTCCAGCCTGTATTCTCATCTGGAGTGCGCGAAGCTCTCCATATGAAAGACTAGTAAGCTGTTCGACGGTATCGCCTTCAGTGGCTGATTTTACAATTGGAGTTGTTCCATCAGTTCCAAGAGCGGCGATTTGCGGTGCGACCAATCCTGTCTCTTCTCGGAAGCCCATCTTTCGTAGACGGTCTTCAGACTCTTTTTCAATAGCCTTTTCCATACTGCCCTCAAAAGCAGCGAGTTGTTTGCGTAGGGAATCTAGTTCCTTCTGCATAGATTTGAGTTCGTCGTCTTCGTCATCAGCGTCGTCTTCGTCGTCGCCAGCTTTTCTGTAGCCAGCTTCCTTCGTGTCATCTTCGTCATCTTCATCTGCGTCGTCGGCGGCTTTTTCATCAACATACTCATCTGCGGGTTT